AGAAAGCAAAATTAAATATAGAGAAACAAGAGAAAAAGTTGGAGGAAGCACAAGAATCAAGAATAAGAGTAGAAAAACTACTAAAAGAATTTAAAGAAGCATTAGATAAACTAGATTTAAAGAAGTAGGAGCGGTTTATGGACCTTTATCAACAATATATTCACAAATCACGTTATGCAAGATATCTACCCGAACTAAAACGTAGAGAACATTGGGATGAAACTGTTGAACGATTTGTGAGTTTTGTTGCTAGTAAAATTAGTAATAATGTCTTGACAACAGAAGTTAAAAATAATATTAAAAATGCTATTGTTGATATGAAAGTAATGCCATCAATGAGAGCAATGATGACTGCAGGTCTTGCTCTTGATAGAGATAACACAGCAGGATACAATTGTTCTTATCTACCAATTGATGATGCAAAAGCTTTTGATGAAGCAATGGTAATCCTTATGAATGGTACAGGTGTAGGATTTTCTGTTGAACGACAATATGTAAATAAACTACCAGAAATTCCTGATGAAATCTATGATACAGATACAACTATCACTGTTCGTGATTCAAAAGAAGGCTGGGGTAAAGCACTACGTATGCTTATTGCTCTACTCTATTCTGGTGAATTACCAAAATGGGATCTATCAAAACTTCGTCCTGCAGGAACAGTTCTAAAAACATTTGGCGGTCGTTCTTCTGGACCAGCACCACTAGATGAATTATTTCATTTTGTTGTAAATGTATTCAAAGGTGCAAAAGGTAGAAAACTAACATCTATTGAATGTCACGATATTATGTGTAAAATTGGTGAAGTGGTAGTTGTTGGTGGTGTTCGTCGTTCTGCTATGATTTCACTTTCAAATCTATCTGATGACCGTATGAGAAATGCTAAATCTGGTGCTTGGTGGGAACAAAATGTTCAACGAGCACTTTCAAATAATTCTGCTGTATATACCGAGAAACCAGATGTTCATCAGTTTATGCAAGAATGGTTATCATTATATGAATCTAAATCAGGTGAACGTGGAATCTTCTCACGTGAAGCATCTAAAAATGTTTGTAAGAAAAATGGTAGACGTGACCCTGATCATGATTTTGGAACTAATCCATGTTCCGAAATTATTCTACGTCCATACCAATTCTGTAATCTTACAGAGGTTATTGCTCGTGCAGATGATACAGAAAATGATTTAATTGAAAAAGTAAAACTTGCAGCGGTTCTTGGAACTATTCAATCTACATTCACTCATTTTCCATATCTAAGAAAGGTTTGGAAAAAGAATACTGAGGAAGAAAGATTGCTTGGTGTTTCTATTACTGGTATCTATGATTGTCCTTTATTGAATGATTACAAAGATCCATCATTACCAGGACGATTAGAGATGTTGCGTCAAGTTGCTGTTGATACTAATAAAGAATTTGCTGAAATGTTAGGTATTCCACAGTCTGCTTCTGTTACATGCGTCAAACCATCAGGCACAGTTTCTCAGTTAACAGATTCTGCTTCTGGTATTCACGCAAGACACGATCCATATTATTATCGTCGTGTTCGTAATGATAATAAAGACCCATTGACACAATTTCTTATTGATGCAGGCGTTCCAAATGAACCAGATGTAACTAAACCATATGCAACTACAGTGTTTACATTTCCAAAGAAAGCACCAGAAAGTGCATTATCAAGAGGTGATATTTCTGCAATTGACCATCTAGAACTTTGGTTGATGTATCAAAGACATTGGTGTGAACATAAACCTTCTGTTACTATTTCAGTAAAAGAAGATGAATGGCCAACAGTTGGTGCTTGGGTTTGGGAACATTTTGATGAGATGTCTGGTGTATCATTTTTACCTCACGATGGTGGAACATATCGTCAAGCACCATATGAAACAGTATCAGAGGAAAAGTACAATGAATTATTAGAAATTATGCCAGAAAGTTTTGATTGGACTTCATTTGAAGAGAATCAAGATAATGTTGAAGGTGTTCAGACATTAGCTTGTACTGCAAATAACTGTGAAATCTAGAACTAAATAGGGGCAGAGAAATCTGTCCCTTTTTTTTAGGAGAAATATATGTCTACCTTAGTTACTAACTTACCCGCAACAGATGTTTGGGTTAGAAAAGAATATTTAAGAGACCATATAGATGGTCACGGTGAATTTGTTAAAGGAGTTTGGGTTTCTGCTAAATCTATTCCTGGAAGAGCATTTTATTTTGAAACATATTTACCAGAATATGGTGCATTGTTTGACAAGTTACCAATCAGTGCTTTTATCGTTAGAGAAAATGATAATGAAGCACCAACATTACCAAATCCAGATTTAGATTTGAAAAACTTACAATTTTGGAATTGTATGGATTGGGGGGTTGTTTCAATACATAAACAATTTATTGGCTCTATGGATTTTGAAGTAAATACTAAAAACTTTGGAACTATGAATGCCACATATATAGCAACATTAGATAACTATCATTCAATTAGTGACGAAGTAGATTGGTCTACATCAGAAAAACCTTCTGAACATAAAAGTTTTAATTTACTTGAATTAGAAAATGGTCAATTTTGTTTATATCCAAATAACAGAATGAGAGTAATAGACATTAGTTTATCTCCAGAAAAACTTTTGAAACCAGATTTTAAGGTTTCAAGTGTTTACTATTCTGTTGAAAATGAAAATAAATGGGGAAGATTAGGTGACACAGAAGATTATTTTTGGAAAACAGAAAAAGAAAAAGAGGAAATATGAAAGAACTTTTAAGAGAATTATTTTTAATAATGGAAGATAATATATCAGATTCCAAAGAGAGATATGACATTTATCAACAGTTTATTTCACATCTATTTGAAGTTGATAGTGAAATTTTAGAATATCTTTTAGATAATAATGATGAATTTTCTGATGCTTATCGAGATTATGTTGCTGAAATAGAGGCAGAAGAAGAGGAATAAATAATACCATTGATGAAAGGATGGTATTATGTGGTTATATAATAATAAAGATATTACTGAAGATGATATAAAAGGCTATGTTGGTTTTGTTTATCTGATTGAAAATCTAGATAATAATATGTATTATATTGGTAAGAAATCATTAAAGAAAACAAAAGTATATCAGAAAAATAAAAAGAAAAAAAGAATGCTTGTTGAATCAGATTGGAAAGATTATACTGGTTCTAACGACTTACTAAATGAACACATTGAATCTGGTAATAAAATAAGAAAAACAATAATCAGAATGTGTAGAAACAAAACTGAGATGAGTTATTATGAAGCAAAAGAACAATTTTCTCGTGATGTTCTGCTTGATAAAAACTCATATAACCAATGGATAATGGTGAGAGCAAGAAAGTCTAATTTAATGATTGACAAATAGAACTTACCTTGATATAATCTAACTACAATAGGAGATTTAAATGGAACATATCAAAATTGTAGTTAATAGTTCTGGTAAAGGTGATGAATTATATGTGTTATTTGAGAAATACACAAATAAAGTGATTTCTATCAATCAGTATCATAGTCTGATCGATAGAACTGAAACTATAACTAAAAGGAATGGTTCCTATAGTAGTTTACTGAATGTAGCAAGGAAAATTTTAAATGGCAAGTAATTTTATTCGTGTTATGGATTTTATGAATAACTTTAAACAAGAAGTTAAATATAATCCAGAATTTCCAGATGAAAAAGTCCAGAAACTCAGGATTTCTCTTATTGAAGAAGAGTTAGAAGAGTTGAAAGAAGCAATTGAAAATAAAGATATAGTAGAAGTTGCTGATGCTCTTACTGATATTCTTTATGTTACATATGGTGCAGGTGCTGCATTTGGCATTGACTTAGACAAATGTTTTGAAGAAGTTCATAACAGCAATATGTCTAAGCTTGATAGAGATGGACGGCCAATCTATCGTGAGGATGGAAAGATTCTAAAAGGTCCAGATTATTTTGAACCTAATCTTGAAAAGATTGTAAAAAATGGTATACAAAAATACTAGTGACATAAAATCACCTTGTGTTGATATTTGTAAAGTAGATTCTCAAACACGATTATGTATTGGATGTTATAGAAGTATAGATGAGATTTCTGTTTGGAAGTCTTTATCTGAATCTGAAATAGAAAATATTATTAGTGAATTAGAATCAAGAAAAAATGAATATACCACCAAAACAATCAGAAAAAACTAGACACTCAAGATATATTAATACACTATCCCAAATAGCAATTAATGTAGAACCTGTAGCACAAGCAAGAATCGCTGCAGGTATAGTGTATAGAAATAATTTGATTTCAATTGGCGTAAATAGAAGTAAGACACATCCATTTCAAAAAAGATATTGTAAGAATAAAGATGCTATTTATCTTCACGCAGAGACAGATGCTATTAAAAATGCTATAAATAAAATAGATC